AGCCCTACAAGCTTTAATAAAGAACCCGAAAACGTCTTATCAGACTAGGGCAAACTTACTGAATTACCGTGCGTTTGGTGAGGTAGTTCCACCTACTGCCAAACCTACTACGCCTGTGGAAGAAACTACTGCATCTGTAGCTGAAACTACCGCACCTATAACTTTTGCAAGCGTACCCCAACCTATTGCCACTACTGTGGCGATGCCTGATACGGACGAGAAGAAGTTAGTTAAACAAAAAAATACGCCCCTACCAAAGCGAAATAAGTATACGCCAAAACCCGCCATGTCTTACTACATGCAGAACGCCACAGATAGCGACCAAGCGTTACGCATTATAGCTTTTGAGGGGTTAGTTGACCCCACACTAGAAACAACTTCTCCTAAAGATGTGGGAGTACTGGAAAAGAAACGCGCTGATGCGGCTGCCCAATGGGTAAAAAGTAATCTCAGCCCCGAATCGAAAAATAAATTAAAAGAGTACCAAGAGTTCTATAAACGCGAACTTGCGCAGTTAACCGCCAAGGGTGATGTTTTCCTAGAGCGCATGAATGCGCAACAAGCTCTCGCCCGTGAAGAGGGTAAGACAAGCGCCGAGTACACAGAAGCGGAAAACGAAAGGAACCAAGAAATACTTCAAGAGCAAACCGCAGAAGAATTTGCCGCTCGAAATGCGGAAGCCTACGTTCTAAGTGTTGAAGGCTTACCCGAAACAGAACTTGACGGCGCGGTAGTAGAGCTACTCAGAGGCACAAGCAGCGATAGCATAGCCGACATTGACGGGCTTGTAGACTACCTGCGCTCTGATGCGGTGGCTGCTAGTATGCCTTTGGTTTCGGCGGAGACTAACAATAAGTTACTTGATGGAGATTTAAAAGGCGCACTGAAACAGTTGGCGCTAGACAACCCTAACAAAATGGTCCGCGAGCTTGCTAGCAATTTAGAAAAAGCTATAGGCACAACTAAGGTTGAGTTTGTAGAAACGCTTGAGACCCCACGCGGTGACCAGTTTGCGGGTAGTTACACCGCTTCTCAGGACTTAATCCAAATAGACATCAACGCTCCGTTAAGCAGCCATACTATCTTGCACGAAGTTGCGCACGCGGTTACTGCAAAGACTCTCGATAATCCGGGCCATCCGTTTACCATACAGCTCACTAAGTTGTTTAACGACGTTAAAGGCGAAATACCGGGTACCTATGGCTCAGAATCACTAAAAGACTTTGTTGCCGAGGTATACACTAACCCCGATTTCAGAGCCACACTAGCTGCGCATAAGCCCACTGGGTCTAAGTTAACTGCGTGGCAACGGTTTACTAATGCTATTAAACGCCTATTCGGTATGCCCACCACTGAAACTGAAACCGTAGCAGACGCAGCGTTAGACTTTATAAACTTAATCGTTGCAGCGTCCATATCAACCCGTGACGCTACAGTAGTAGAACAAAAACTGTCCGATGGTGACGCACTTCGCGCGGCCTACGAAATGATGGGCGGCGGTACGGCGCTTGCTAAACTTAAAACGCTGAAAGATTCCAAAGATTGGATACTGGGTAACGCACAAGAGCTAAGTGCTAAGTCTCGTGTGACCATGATTAACGCTATGACTTTGGACAACATAGTCGGTCTCATTAAAGAAAAGTTGCCGTCAGCAGCAGACTTTCAAAATCTTATCCGTAAGCAAGACGGCAAGCGCAACGAGTTAATGAAGAACTTTGGCAATAAGCTAAGGGATTTCAAAGAAGCGTTTAAAGACGATAGTGTAGCAATAGAAACCTACAACACCTTAGTAGGGCTTAGCACTATCGAGGAAGTAGACCCTACTAAACCGGCTGCCCGCTATAAAAACTTTGGTTACAGCTACACGGACACCAACGGTAATGTAATAGAAAGGGTAACGTTCCCTACGGAAGCGCAACGCGATGAGGCAGTAGAAGCTCTCGATAAGACAAACATCCTCGCCGGGGTTAGGAAACTAGACACTACCCAAGAGCGCATTACTGCGTACGAGGAAGCGCAAAGGCTGTACAACAAACTGTCGCCCACACAAAAGACCGCCTACCGCGAAATGCGGGATATGTATAAACAAATTAACGCGGATATTCTCGCCGCTATTGACGATAAGTTAGACAAACTAGACATAGAAGCCGGTGTTAAAGCTACAGTTAAAGACAGAGTGTTTAGAAAGTTGCTTACCTCTGGCGTTATTGACCCCTATTTCCCGCTTAATCGCTCGGGCGAATTCTGGGTTGAGTATGAGTACAAAGATAGAGACGGGCAGGTCAAGTATGGGGTTAGCTCGCACCCGAGCAAAGGTCTCCGCGAGGTAGCTATAAACGCCCTTAAAGCTCGTACGGATGTAGTGCCGGAGTCTGTTAAACCAAAACCCCGTCCGGATATGTCGTCTCAAGGGTTTGATGTCCCTACAGGATTCCTAGTTGACCTACTTGCCGAACTTAAAAAGCCGGTTACGCTCATTGAGAAAGACGCAAACGGAAACGACGTAGAGAAGCAAGTTACCCTACCTCAAGGGGCGATTGATTTTGTTGACGACGTGCTAATAAAGTCGTTACCCGAACAAAATCTAATACAGGGGCACATGGGCCGGGAAGGGTTTGCAGGCTACGAAACACAGGCTATTAAAGCTTTCGAGGACACGTACCCTAGACTGATTAACAGCCTTGCGAATCTGTCCTTTGATGCAGACTTTGCGCTTGTCGCCAAGCAAATACGTGAAGAGGCTGCGGCGGGCGCTAACGCAGACGACCGTTTAGTACAAGATGCAATGAAGGCGCTCGTAGGTACTTCTGCCGAAACAAACGCCTTGCCGGGCAAACTATCTAGCTATTTAGAGTTCGTTAAAAACCCGAACCTGCCTAACTGGGCGCGTATACTGCGCTCTTCATCGTTTATCTACACGCTAGGTTTTAACGTATCCTCTGCTGCGGTAAACATGTCTACCCTACCTATGGTCGTGGGGCCACTACTGGCCGGTAAGTTCGGTTTAGTTAACGCTACCTCGGCTATGTCTCGCGCTTCAACTATGTACCTGCAATCCTTTGGCGACGTTACGCGCGAGGGCATTACAGAAGAAGGTGAGGTAGGCGATATATCTGAGCTAGGTGGGTTTAGTTACGCAAATAAAGAAGGTGGGCTGCTTGGGCCACTAGTAGCGAAACTTAAAGAACTGGGCTTAGACACCCGTACTATATCGTCTGAAAACGCAGACTACGAAAACCCTGCTGCGCCTGTAATAAACAAGATAGCCTACGTGTCTAGCTTCATTTTCAACCATTCGGAACGGGCTATCCGTCAGATTACAGCGGGCAGCGCCTACATCTTAGAGATGGAAAAGAAGTACGGTAAGCCTATAGCCAAACTAACTCCCGAGCAGATCGAAGCCCACGGAGAAAAAGCCGCGCAGATAGCTATTGAGTTTATGGAGTACGCAAACAGCTCAGCATTACTCGCCACCGCTCCTCGTTGGGCGCAGAGTGGGGTGGGTAGCATCATCTACCAGTTTAAGCGTTTCCCTGCCCAGATACTGTATATCCAAATGAGTATGCTAAACGCCATACAGCGTCAGGCCAGAGGGGCAACCCGTACGCCAGAGCAGATAGAAGAAGACCGTGCTTTGCGTAACGCGTTTATATACATGAATGCTACCGGCGCGGCGCTAGTTGGCGCTAAAGGCGTGCCCTTCTACGGCTTCGTCGCGGCTATCGCTAACATGTTTTTGGGTGAAGACGAGGACGACGTAAACACTATAGTAGCTAAAACGATAGGCGAAGGTTATTACTATGGTGCGGTTGCTAAATATTTTGGCGCTGACGTAACTGATCGTGTTGCCCTAACTAACCTACTGATTCGAGACAAAGGTAACTACCGCCCAGAAAACAATATCCAATACGGGCTAGAATCTTTCGGTGGACCTACGATAGGTATTGCCATACGACTGGGTACTAGCGGCTACCGTCTTTTTGTCGATGACGACCCTAGGAACGACACGCGGGCCGTAGAAGGTATGTTACCCACTGCTATATCCAACGGTAAAAAAGCTTATCGCTACGCTACAGAGGGCTACGAGACTACGCGCGGGGATGCTATTGTCGGAGAAGTTACCGTAGGAGATGCAATCCTACAGACGATGGGCTTTGCCCCCTCTAAGTTCCGTGCTGAACAGGACAAGCTGGCTAGAGACCGCCGCGTAATTACCGGTGTTGGCCGTATGCGTAAAGGGCTGCTAGATCGGTTTGCTTACGCCCACAACAACGGGGACGAGGTAGGCAAAGAGCAGGTGCTAGAGGACATACGAGAGTTTAACCAGAAGCACGGCAACGTGGCAATAAGTGGGGACACCTTAAGGCAGTCTATAACCACTCGCGCTAGAGGCTCAGCGATAGCAGAACAACTTGGTGGTAACGTGGCAGACCGCAGGTTTATTAGGGAACTAAGAGAATCGAGACGGCAATATACGGATAGATTGTATGAAGACGAATAGCGCAAATAAAAAAGCCCCCAACTAGTGGGGGCTAACTCTCTATGACTAGGGAGAATGATGCTAGGTAATAATACTAACAGTAGTAGTCAAAGTCCATACAACTAACTACATATAGTTATTACCGGTTACGCCACACCCTAATTCCATACCTACCGTTATCAACACAAACTCGTTTTATTAAGTCTTTCTTCGCTATACCACTAGCGTCCACTATATCGTTCATAGCTTGTTTTGTGTTTATGCAAGGTATGAATACAGACGTGCCAACCACAAACGCATCCCAATCTATGACTATGCGCACCCCATCAGGGGATATGTCATTTAGCTTTAACCTCATCAGCAAGTTCCGGCATTTCAATAAGATCATTGTTAAAAGTACACTCGATTACATGCGTCGTGCCTATGTCCATTTTAGTACCTTTACCCATCCTCTTTTTGCCATAACGCCCATCCATTTGCGAAAATATCAAAGCCTTAACCGCACTTTCTGTGTACTTGTGTTCGTTAATCCACGATTTAAGTGCCGGTCCGCGTATAAAGAGTTTGCCTATGTCGGTTTCATGCCGCGCTACAAACTTAAAGTTAGGCATGTCCTGCATGTCGGGGCGGATTATATTCTGTAATTCTGGGTCTCTAGCGTCGGCTGTACTAGTAATTCGTAGTATCGACCGTACGTTGTCCATATAGAACTGAGATATTATGTCGTGTATGTCCATATCCATTTGCGTTAAACCTGCTCTTTGCTCCTTTATTTTTGCAATTATCCAGTCCCATAGGTTGTCTAAGTCCCAATCTATAAGCCCAATTTGTTTTGCTATCGTACACCCTGCGTAAACAGTAGCGCCTTGTGCTATCCAAAAGCGTTCTTGTGGTTCACCGTCTATCTCTTTAACAATATCTGAGCGTGTATCTAAAGTAAGTTTCTTTGCGGCAGCTTTGTTTTTTAGTATGTGCTGTATAAACAACGGTCCAGCATGTCCGTAGTTTTCATCTAATTGATCGTTTAAGTCATTTGCACGCAGTGTGTCAGATGCGCCACGCAGTAGTTTTGTAGCACTGTGGCTAACTACTCGCCCTGTTTCACCTTTTGGAGATGACCTATATTCACCCGCCACTTCCGTTAAACTGCTATTGCCGCTAGTACCGCAGTTTAACGCCCAAGGTTCTCCTCTGTATCGCTCAGCGTTTTCCCCCTTACCACTCATACGGTTCTTTTGTACCCCGTCACTAATGGCGTAACAAAAATCACTAGCGGGTTGGGGCTTGTAGTTAGATACCTCATCAATGTACAGCGGTAAGTTTTTTATAACTTCGGCACGGTTCCAAGCTGAGTTAGGCGTATCTTTGCCTATAAGCACTAACTTTTTGTGGCTGCCCCATACTGAAGCCCCGCCCCACATACCTGTGGTTTTACCTACACCTGTTTCAGGACTGTTCAAGTTATAGATACAACCTGATATACCCGACATAAACTCCATTAATGGCGAACCAAAAGAAAGCCCGAACATATACTGATGCTGCTCAAACCCTTCCTGTCCGTAGAACTGTGCTAACTCTTTCCACTTTTCTAGCGTGCCCTTCTTCTTGAACATGTGCATGTACTGTGCAGTGCGAGACCCTGCCGGACTGTTCTCTACCCGATTAGCAAATATCTCTTTGTCCCCTATCACAAAAGACTTTAACCCCTCTGTCCAACCAAACTGAGACTTAACTTGAATGGGCGGTCCTTCGGGCTTAAGTTTAGTAATCCAAGCAGCTATATATTCCATAAGGTCCTTCTGTGTACTAGGCATTACTAGTACGTCGTTAGAGTTCATCACACCCCGAAAGGTTTCGGTAGACATCAATTCTTTCTGAGACGCTACAAAGGTACGCTCACCTTCAAAATCACTGGTGTGTCCTATCTCATAGCACGGCCCGTCTACATCCACCATCCGCTTTTTCACATACAGATTGTCAGGACACAGAACTTTTTCTTCACGGTTGCCGTCTTTATCGTGCGATATTTTTGCTACCCCACCACCTTCTGGCCGTGCGTAACCGGGAGGATAGCCCGGTATCTTAATCTTTTCTAGCACAGATTCTTTCTTAGGTTTGCTTGGCGGTATGTCACCACCGTCGGCATTGCTAGGTGCGCTAACGCTAGGTGCAATAGCAACTTCTTCTGCACGCTCGTCATAAAACTCTTCGGGTTCGTCGTATCCGCGTACTTCTACTTCGTCACTTTCAGCTAACTTAAGCTCTCGGCATAGCGTGATAGGGCTTTTTATTTTGCCGTTGTTTGGGCATCCCTCACACAGGCCGGGACAATCACTGTCGAAAGTAGTGCATAGGTGCGGGTAATCAATAGACGACGCTATCTTATCTGTTTCATCAACACTGTATTTACTGTAACCCTTTGATATTAAATGTATTGCAGGTTGCCCTACTATACCGTCCGTGTCGCACCGCTTTGCTATAGAAAGTGCATGGGTCCACTCTGGATAAGTAATCTCGTCTGGTTTACGTATAGCTTTATCTATATGTGCACAACCACTACCTTGGGCGGTTTTCATTAGTATGTTAGCAAACTTGTATGTGTATTTACTCTCCCCGCCTTTTGCGTTAGCCATGTCCGCATTATCTGCACTTGTATACTCTCTAGGGGCGAGTACTGGTATCAAGTGTGTAGGTAATTTAGCCGCAAACTCCTCTAAGACTACCGGTTTACCTAAAACAATTACCTTGGTGTCTTTTGGTGGGACGTCTTTGAAGTTACGTGTATTAGGTACACGCAGTAGCCTAGCCGCATCCGCAGTTACAACCGCGTCAATATGCAACCCGTCCTGTAAGCACGCAGCCTTTAGCCCTTTAGCAGTAGGTAGCCATTCTTCGCGTGTGTAAGCTCGGTCAAGCGCCCAATATACGTGCAGCCCCCGCCCTGAGTTAACTACTGTAGGGCGAGGTAGCTCGTACTTCTTATACCAAGCCTTTAGCGCAATAAGTGCATCTTGTTGGGTGCTGTAGGGTTTGCCTTCGCCACAATCTAAATCGAGGAACAGCGATTTTATCCCACGCACGTTTTGCGCAGTACGGCCCTTAGTAGCATCTAGGAACACACCTAGCGCAAAATAAGAGTCTCGCCCTTCTTCGTTAAAGTTGTTTGCAGTCTCAATAGCAGCATCTAGCGAATCGTAAAACTTTTCTTTTATAGGTTTGTTCTTCGCAATTCCTGCTACGTGGTAATACCCCTCATCACTCAACACCGTACTTAAAAACTGTTTGGTGTCTGTCATTATTTAGTCCATGTCATAGAGAATTACGGGTGCCCGAAGGCACCCGCGTGTTTTAGTCATCAAACTCATCCAATAGTGAAGCCAAATCAACCTCTGGTTTAGGAGCGTCTTTCTTTTTCTTAGACACCTTAACCTTTGGTTCTTCCACTTGCTCCTCTTCCTCTTCTTCGTCAGAAAACAACGCCGGGGTTTCTGGGGCAGGGCTTGGAACTTTATCATCAGTTAGTTGTGGAACGCTAGTCTCTTGCTTTGCTTTTATAGATAGCGTAACTAGTTTTAGCGTAGCCTCATCCTTTTGGGCGGCTACTGCCATACCTATTTCGTCTTCGGCAAGTACACGTACCGGTTTGAAACACAGCTTAGGAGTAGAACTATCAGTATCAAAACGTAGCTCTGTAACTATCGAAGCAAGTGGTGCTCTCTGCGCTTCGATTAGACGGGCGTAAGTTTGTAGCCCCATCTTCTTTTTGTCATCGCCAAATATACTAGTAGCAGGTAGAGACAACTGGTACACCGAGTTAGACTTCAATTTGCCATCGCTATCAGTCAACATTACAGCTACACGTTGTTGATACCTACACGCACGAGACTGACCTTGACCAGAACCTTTTATGTTCTGAGGGCAATCAAAACATGCCGCAGATTGAAGCGTATCGCTTGGTACATCCCCAGAAGGCTTACCCCCACCAGAATCGGCAGACCAACAAGCCGGAGGATTATTAGCACCTGCGGTGTATTGGCTAGCGTAGTACATACGGGAAATAGGGGAAGTTTTAACAATAACTATATTTATTGCACGGGCTTCAAGCTCTCCTACTTCCTGTCCGTTAACTACCTTACGGAACACCCCACCGCGAATACTAAGACGGTTAGTGCCAGTTTTAGTTCCACCACCTGACGCGTTTTTATCAGGCTCTAGTTGGGCCAGCAGCTCTTTGTATTCGGCAGGCATATTGTCAAACAAAGCTAATTCGCTCATAAATCATCATCCTCATCAAAGTCTAACTCTAGTTGTTCGGTTATCTGTGTCGGATCGGGGGCAGGTTCTTCTTGTCTAAGCGCCTCTATCACGGCAGGAAGGTTAAAGCGGTACGTGTACCCTACTTTTATATAGGTACTTTTTGGTATGAACCCCTTGTTTACCCACTGTCGGATAGTGCTCACTTTTACAGAAAGATAGTCCGCCACTTCCTCTACAGGCACGTAGCTTTCTAACTCGGTCATTTTTTTCTCCGTACGGTTATGGTGTACTCGTTATCCGCATTTAGCCCCGGCGGATGTTGTTCGGGGTTTTCTTCAAGAAACTGCCGCATGTTACCTTGGCTAATACGTTTCTCTAGTAAGTCTACTGCTTCGTTCTCTACAATAAACTTACTCATTGCCTCCCAGTCGCTTGTCCAAAAACGCTTCTTTTGGGTGCGCCAGAACGTACCGGAAGCGGTCTTTACAGATTCGATTCCAGTTTCTTTACAATGTTCTAGTAATACTTCTTTTAGCTTGTCTAACTTGGCGTCAAGCTCTTTTTCTTTCTCTTTAAATTCCGCCGCTAACTCTAACTTCCTATCTCGAATCTTTACGTACACAGAAACGAGGCGGTCAAGGTCCGGCACAACAACGTCTGTCATGGCATCATACTCCGTTTATAGTTATGTTTTATCTAATATAGTGCAGTTTAGCTTATAGTTCAAGTATATCTTGGTACAAATCAATCATTTTTGTGTGCACGTTAATACGTTGGTCTAGCATCTTGTATATGTGTTTCTCTACCTTCGATCCTTGCAGTTGCACGACAGTACACGGGTGCTTTTGACCTGATCTGTGTACACGCGCATTAGCTTGAGCGTAAGTTTCTAGGGAAGATGTCGGTCCCCACCATACGATTGTGTTTGCCGCAGTAAGCGTTACGCCATGCGCAGCAGCTTGCGGTTGTATGATAAGTACTCGGGGGTCGTTGGTTTCTTGGAACTGTTTGAAGATAGCAGTACGTTTTTGTGCGGACACTTCGCCGTTTATAACCGCACTTGTTATACCGTCTTTGGTCAGCTTTTCTTTAAGAATACTGATGACATGCTTGAACGGCACAAAGATAAGTATCTTCTGGCTAGATTCGTCTATTACTTCCCGTAGAACTTTGTAGCGATTCTTAACGTCAAATTCTATAGTCTCGCCAGTATCCGTATAGACCGCGCCACACGAAATCTGTAGTAACTTATTCATGTTAACCGCAGCATTAGCCGAAGTAATTTGTTCTCCGTCCGCAGTAGCCATCATTTGCTTACGTAGAATTTCGTAGTACTTCTTCTGTTGCGCCGTTAGGTCCACTTCGCGCTTAACGTAAGTCATCTCTGGCAGGTCTAAGCATTGCTCTTTAGTAAAACGTATTGCAGGTTGTAACGCATTGAACACCGTATCAGTAGCGGTCGGCTTAGGTGCCCACTTAAACTGCGTCACCTTGTGCATTACCATCTCGCGGAAAGCCCCAAAGAATCTAGGCACGCCTTTAGGATTAACAAGTTTGGCTAGCCCGTATGCGTCAACTGGTGACTGTGCGGCAGGCGTACCGGTCATTAGCCACAGCCACGTTTCTGGTTTTATTACACTAGCCAGTACTTTCCAACGCTTAGATTGTGCATTCTTATAGTGGGTTGCCTCATCCACAATGATAAGATCAAACCCGCCATTCGCCACTTCTTCCTTCACTATCTCTACACCGTCGTAGTTGATAATGACAAACTCGGCGTCGCCGTTAATTATCTCTTGGCGTTTCTTCTTGACCCCATGCGCTATATCTACGGTGCGGTGCATGGCAAAACTAAACAAGTCAGTACGCCACGCGGAGTCCATAATAGATAGAGGACAGATAATCAGTACGCGTTTCACCAACTTCTGTGTCATTAAGAAGTCAGCCGCCCAGATAGCAGAAGCAGTTTTACCTGTGCCCTGCTCGTTAAAGCAGAAGGACCGGCGGTTCATAGTCATAAACGAAGAAGTTGTTTTCTGGTGATCAAACGGTTTATACCGTCCGGGCCAATCGTACATACCCATAATAGGTGAGGGTACGTCCTTTACATTTAAGTTCTTAAGTACACGAGCCTCGTCCACACCCCATTTAACCAGAACGCCGTGGTCCCCCACTGCCTTGCTTGTTGGTATTGCTGTTGTAATCTTCGCAGGATTGCGAAGCCGCAAGAGCAAGCCCCTGTTATCAATTATCTGCATTTGTATACCTTGCTACTACTTCGCTAAAGATTTCATTGCTCGCTGGCTTTATACATTTACCAGTTGCATGGTGTCGGCCCTGTTGTGGTGGGTCAAGGCATTCTATAAAGGCAGACTCTACGCCATCTAATTCGTATTTTGATACCGGTAAAATATACACTCGATCAAAATCTTTTGCGCCTTCGCTTTTATGTGTTCCCACTCTGCTGTGTGGGGTTACACTTTGCCCTACATACATCACAGTATTTTCTTTGCATAAAAAATAAACCCCCGGTTGATAGCCATACACAGGTATCTGCTGTAGTGCGGGTAAATTAGATATACTTGTCGGTGGTTTTTCGGTTGGTGGCGGTGCTTCGTACACTATACGTATCGCGTTTTCTAGGGGTCTCCCCTCAATTCGGTGTACTAGGTTCACAGCTAGCCACTTTTTAACTTCAGCTATCTTAAAACGTAAGGTGTTACCGTCTATTTTATAGTGGGGTATGTACCCTGCTTCAGTTAGTTCTATGAGGCGCTCAACACCTACCCCAGTTTTTTCGGCTATGTAATCTGCATCATATACATTAGTCGGAAACTCGTTTGTTATCTGTGTTACCTCATGCTCTGGTTTTATCATCATTCTCGCCTGTGGTTACTTCTTTTTAGTTGTTTTCTTTTTCTTTTTATAGTTTCGAGCGCGGTTCTTACTGCGGCTCTCTACAGTCACGCCGTCCTTGTTACTACCACCTTTGCTTAAAGCTTTCTTGTGGCTAATGTCTTTGCCTTCGCGTTTGTCGGCTTTGCCGTTCTTGTTAGCGTCCTTACCTTCTTTATCCATCTTACGTCGAGCGCGTTGGCGTTCCATCCTAGCCTCGAACTCGGGACTGCCCACAGGCTTGTTCTTCTGCTTAGGTCTATCTTTTGGATTCTTGTACGGCATTATGTTTTCTCCTTAAGACGAATTACACGGCATTTATCACGTTTGTCCCCTAGATAATATATCTTACCATCTGATTCAAGTTGAGCGGGCCTAGCGGTAATGCTGCTATAAGGGAGGTGGGGATAAATAGCGCGTATTTCTTTTGTGGTGATGCCCCGATCCCCCGCTTTGACAACTTCGCTATAAACCAAGGCTAGCATTTTCCCGCTAGAAACTTCTTCTGCTGCGTCTATGCTAGTCTCAGGAGCGTCTGTACGATGTAGCTTATAGACAGGGGTATCGCTAAATGTGTACTCCGTCATTACTTTTTCTCCTATTACCTCTTACCGTTATGTGGGCACTCTAGTACCACGCACCATGCGCGGCAAAGCCCTGTGGGTTTAGCATTCCAAGTATCTACCTCAAATGCTTTCTCTAGCTTGCCGTACTCGCCAAGCCACTTCTTCCATAAGTCTGGTTCGTTCTCGATAGTGTACGTCTCTTTGATAAACGCGTTACATACCACGAAGAGCAGGCCGCCCTTCACTACTTTTATCTCAGGGAAATGCTTGAACGTAGCTAACGCCATCAGTTCGAGCTGCCCCTTGTCTGCATACTTCGCAGACTTACCGGTCTTATAGTCAAACACCTTAGCTACACCGGCTTCTCTATCTAGTATCGTAAGGTCGGAAACACCCCTGAACCATACGTTATCAGCAAAGAATCCGCAGGGTTCAAGGTTCTCAGTCAGCCCCATCTTATACTCGCAGAGCTTCTCGCCTTTCATGTTTTTAAGTCTATCTAGCGCGGTTAGCGCGTAGTCAAACCTTGGGTCTAACTCTTCTACATCTCCTCTGACATACACCTCGGCAGCTTCGTGGAACTCGTTACCGTACAGTATGGCTTCGGTATTAAAGTCTTCTTTGTAGTCCTTCAGTACCTTGGTGTGGTAATACTTTTTGGGGCATTGATCGAACGTCTTTATGCTGCTAAATGACCATGTGGGTTTACCCATTCAGTACATTCTCCGTAAGTTTTTCCAGTTTCCACGTCACCACGCACCGGAAGGCCCTGTGCCCAATCGGGTGTGTGTCGCATACATTCGCCAACATAGGCCGCAGCCTCGTCAACTTCGCTATCTGGAACACAGCATACCACAGAGTCATGTACAGTAAGAAGTATAGGATACCGCTTTGAAATCAATAACATCTGGTCTGTCATTACACATCTTGCAATGCCTTGGCAGACGTTTTCTATCACCTTACCGCCGTAGATATTTACTCTACCCCTACGTGTTTTGTACGAAAATTGTACGCCCATCTCACCATCCTCGGCTTTCAGGTCGTCGTAGCGCATAATCAAACCGGAAGGCAGACGTATACCATTAACTTCTGGTAACACCTTTAGCACCCCAGCTTTACCTACACCGTACCGTTCACCTTGGTACATCCCCATCAGAGCGTTTTGTGCGTCTCGCCATAACTGAGATATGCCTCCATTCGCACTGCGGTACACCCGTATAATGCGCTTACATTCTTCCTCGTCTATCTTAGTCACCTCGACACCCATACCCTTTAACTGGTCGCGGAACTTAGCGGCACCCATACCGTAGCCCGCACCTAGAATAGTAGTCTTGCCGATGAAGCGTTCGGCGGGTGTTATGTCCTCCTCTTTCTTGTTGTAGATAGTAGCCGCCATCTTCTTGTACACGTCTTCGCCTTTCTCGAACGCTCTAACTAGGTCAACTTGTCCTGCTAACCAAGCTAAGACACGGGCCTCTATCTGCGCAGAGTCAGCCTCGATCAAGGTGTAGCCTTTAGGGGCGCAAATACATGCTTTCAATACCTTTGCATTTGGCCCACGTGAGGGTAGGTTTTGTAGGTTTATCTTATCAGACCCGCCAAACCTTCC